CTACTTCAGCTACAACATTTAACACGTTACTTGGTTTCCAAACGGGATTTTATAATGTTACTGGAACAGGTAATACTTATGTTGGTCACTCCGTTGGGCAAGGCGCTAGTGGGCAAAGTAACAGCAGCAATACAGGCATGGGGCGTGAGGCTCTGTTTCAGATTACAACTGGAAGCACCAATACAGCCCTTGGATATTCTGCTGGGATTTCATTAACTTCTGGAGGTAATAACTTACTTCTTGGAGCAGATGCAGGACGATCAGGTAGCCCCGGCGGTAACCTTACCACGCACAGCAATAACATAGTTCTTGGCGACGAAAATATTGCTGCTTTATACGCCCAAGTTGCTTTGACTGTTTCCTCAGACGAGCGTGATAAGACCGACTTTGTTGATTTAGACCTTGGTTTAGATTTTGTCAAAGCGTTAGAACCTGTTACTTACTACTGGGATAAGCGTTCTAAGTACGGCGACAAGTCTGCTGATGATTATGATTTAGACAATTTAACTTCAGACGGTACACATAAAGAAGATTGTATGGACGTTGGCTTCAAGGCTCAGTCTGTTCAAGCTCTTGAAGAAGCTGCTGGGTACAAGTTATCTGACAAGAAAAACCTTACTGTATCGCTGACTGAAGATGGCAAACAGTACGGACTCAAGTACGAAAAATTTATACCAATCCTTGTAAAAGCAATCCAAGACCAAGACGCAATTATTCAATCACTTACTGCGCGTATCGCCGCGCTTGAATCATAGGAGGATAGAAATGGCTAGAGAAGCAGACCAAATCGCACAAGACTACTCAGCAATGCTGGGCAGTGTAAGCGTAATCACCAACTGTCTTGACGATGACAACGAGTTTTGTAACGACATGACCAGTGCAGAGAAGAAAGAGCGCGTTATGCGTAGTTCTGGCTACTTGTCGTTTATGAAGGACTTGGACGATTGGGGCAGTGAAGATATGTCTACAATCACCGCAGCGATCTCTGCTGCCGAAGCGTACTCAGCATAAGGACTACCATGAGCGAAGAAACAAAAGTCACGATTGATGGCGAAGAGTATTCATTTGAAGGTTTGGCTGTAGAGACTCAAGCAAACATAGCTAGAGTTAACGAGCTACGCCGTGAGGTGTCTGCTTTGCAGATTCAAATGAACGAGCGACAAGCCCTGCTTCAAATGTACATCAAAGCTATCTCTGACTCTGTGCAGCCTGTAGAAGAAGACGAAGCTGTCGTTCAGTGAACGAATTGCAGTACATGATGCACCCGCTGCCGTCAGTGTTTCTGATGGAGTTGGATATCCCAGAGGGCTTTGTTACTCAACTCAACGAGTATCTTGATGGCCTCCTTGAAGAAGAAGGGCGGGTTACCGCAGCGGATACGCTCGTTGGCCAGATTAGCGAGGGAGAACAGCTTAGAATGGATCACAACCACGATCTTGTTACTGGCTTTTCTGAGTTCTTGTGCGCTATGGGTGCTGAGTATATTAATGCCTTTATGAAAGGTTCTGGCCAGATGCTGGATGGCGCTAGGCAAGTAACGATGGATGAGCTTTGGTCGGTGCATAGCTATGCAGGGGACTATAACCCGATCCACGATCATGGCACCCAGACGATCATGGGCATAAGCTGCACGACTTGGACTAAAGTGCCACCGCAGATTATACAGGGGCCAAGGCCCGGATCTGAAGAATACGGTCTGTATAATGCCTCTGGCGAGTCTGATGGATGCTTGTGCTTCAACTACGGGCAAAGCTCGCAATGGGACAAAGAGCGGCTGAAACCTACGCAGAACATCGTAGTACGACCACAGGTAGGGCGCTTGTACTTGTTCCCATCGTGGATGCAGCACATGGTCTATCCCTTTAGAGGTGAAGGTGAACGCCGCACTGTAGCGGCTAATTTGAATTGCTTTCCACAGGAGTTAGCAGCATGAGTTTGATTGAAATAGTAACTACGCTGACTACGCTGTCAGTTATCGCAAGTGCCGTGTGTGCAGCTACACCAACGCCGAAAGATGACGCCTTCATGGCAAAATATATTTACCCGGTGATTGAAGCCTTGGCTTTGAACATTGGCAAAGCGAAAGAATAACTATGAGCTATCTTGCGATGGCAGAGGAATGGGACTTGGACAAAGGCGACAAAGCATTGCAGGAGATAAACGCACATGAGCGTGAGTGTGCGTTGCGCTATGAGCGCATAGAAGAGCGACTCAAAGACGGCTCTAAGCGTTTTGATAGGCTAGATGAAAAGATTGACCGCTTTGGCAATAGGCTGTGGTGGATCATTGGATTAATCGTTGTGAGCATCTTGGTGCCACAGTTTTTAGGAGGTTGATATGAGTGATGGAACAATCAAGATACCGACATGGGCCTTGCCAATAGGCGCTGCTGCGCTGTCAGGTGCGATGGTCTGGGGTGCTAGTCAGGCACAAGCACAGGCCACACAAGAAGAAGTAGATCGTATTGAGGCTGCTGTTGTTGATGTAGTCGAGGAACAACAAGCAACGGGAAAGTTAGCAGCAGTAAATGCGAGCAAAATCGAGGCTATCGTCGATTCATTAGCGGAACAGTCGGAGACAGCGAAGGCATCAGATCAGAAGCTACAGCAGCTAATAGAGATAATGCTGAAGCAAAACTAGAGTATGACCCAGCCAATCCTAATCTGTACTGTGATCTAAGAGAATGGCGTATGTTGGAACTAGTCAACCCGCCACAGTATCGTCACTGCATCGCTATGGAGTGGATGCGCTATAACCACCGCCAGTGCGAATATGGCGCTCAGATTTATGTGCAAAACACTATGTCTCGCGTGCTGGGTACAGCTCATCAACTTGATGTAGAGCTACTGTCTTGGGATCTTGTTAAGCCCAAAGCTGTAAGAACCCAAGCTGTGAAGAAAAAGCGCAGGCTGTAATGGAGATAGCACCGTTCCCAAATAGCGTAAACGTGCCATATCACGGTATTGACCAGTTGCGCGACGCTTACCGCATTGACCAAATATCTCGCAACACAACCAAAGAAATTGCAGCGATAACTCGTTACAGCGAACTCGTATACGAATACCGCAGCGGAGAGATACACACATCAACGCTCAAAGTTACACGACAAGACTTTTTGGATCTTGAAGTATGAGCATGATGATTTTTGTTTTGATTATTCTTGAGCGGGGCGAACCCACCGGACAAGAGTTTTATTTTCAAGAACTTACGTCCTGCCTTGAGTACAGTAATGCTCTAAACGCACAGTCTGTTGGCAGTATTAACCAGCTTTTAAGTAACAACCGATACTTTTCAACGTATTGTGCAGTGCGAGAGATACCTACGGCAGATGCTGGCAACAAGATACTGTTCCGTGATCCGAAAAAGGCGGCGTCCGAATGAAAGCAAAAATGGTTTTAGTGATGGTGGTTGGCCTTATTACTTTGCTCGCTGTGATTGTTATTGGCGATTTTTACATCGCCATCAAAGAAAACAAGTCACCAGATGAAAGCGTGATCTCTTTGCTTCAACACGCTATCGTTGGTTTTATAGGTGTTATAAGCGGCTACATAGCAGGAAAGGATAATGAGTCCTAAGAAGTTACAGACAAAAAGCCGATACGATTCATTAGACCTAGATAACGATGGGATTGTCAGTGATGAGGAAATTGAAAAAGCTGATCGCATACTTGAGATGGAGGTCGCTGAAGAAAAGGCTGATTCTCAGCGCCGTATGGCTTGGGTTTGCTTGCTATCGGTTATCATACTTACAATTTTGCTTGTCTCTCCGTTTGTGGCAGAGACTAGAGTCAGCGCGTTGTCGGATCTGGTCGGATTATTCTACATAAGCATGGCTGGGGTGATTGGAGCGCATATGGGTGTACAGGCTTGGATGAGCAGAAGATGAGCATACTCGCATCACTCATAGGCCCAGCTACCTCTTTGCTCGACAAGGTTATTGAAGACAAAGACGAGAAGAATCGTATTGCTTTTGAGTTGAGCACGCTTGCAGAGCGCCATGCCGCTGAACTTGCCAAGGGTCAAATGGAGATCAACAAGGTCGAGGCCGCTCACAAGTCGCTGTTCGTTGCCGGGTGGCGTCCTAGCATCGGTTGGTGTTGTAGTCTGGGTCTTCTGTATCATGTGTTGATTGCGCCGATTGCAGGCATATGGGTAGAGGTTCCAGAGATAGATCCGTCACTGTTGATGACCACTATGACCGGGATGTTGGGCCTCGGCGCTATGAGAAGCTACGAGAAGACCAGAGGCGTGAGCAGGGAGAAGTAATGACAAAACTAATTGAAATGCTAAAGCAGCACGAGGGTGTGCGTAGTCATGTATACCTGTGCTCCGCTGGGTATGAAACTTTGGGCGTCGGGAGAAATATCAGCGACTCTGGCCTTGGGCTTTCTGACGATGAAATAGATTACCTTTTGAACAATGACATAGAGCGTGTCCGACAAGAGTTAACCGATACTTATTTCTGGTTCCCTGCCCTTAACGAAGCGCGTCAGGATGCCATGATCGACATTAGTTTTAATCTAGGTCAGACAAGGTTGCGCGGGTTTGTTAAAGCCGTCGAAGCCATGTCTCGTGAGCAGTTTGACATCGCAGCCGACGAGTTTATGGACAGCCGTTGGAGCCAACAGGTGGGCAATCGTGCCGTAGAGGTGACTGAGATGATCCGCACTGGTGAATATCAGCAATAACAATGTCTGAGTTATCGCTCAAAGATTTTGAGATCCTAAGCGAGCAGGATCAAAACGAGGCTCTGGCCCTACTGTCCCGTTACGATCAGATGGACAAGCAGGACAAATGCCAGAACGACTTCATTGGCTTTGTTCAACATATGTGGCCTGAGTGCATACTTGGGCGGCACCATAAGATCATTGGTGAGAAGTTCAACAAGATCGCTCAGGGCAAGCTCAAGCGTCTGATTGTTTGCCTGCCACCTCGACACTCGAAGTCTGAGTTTGCCAGCACCTACTTCCCAAGCTGGATGATGGGCAGACGGCCAGACCTCAAGATAATTCAAACCACGCACACGGCTGAGTTGGCTGTACGATTTGGTCGTAAGGTAAGAAACCTTATTGACTCGGACGATTACTCGCAAATATTTCCAGACGTAAAGCTTCAATCAGATAACAAGTCAGCGGGTCGCTGGACAACGAACCACGAGGGCGAATCGTTCTATGCTGGTGTGGGCGGTGCAATCACGGGTCGTGGTGCTGACCTCTTGATCATTGACGATCCTCACTCTGAGCAGGACGCGCTGTCGCCCACGGCGATGGAATCAGCTTATGACTGGTACACGTCAGGGCCGCGTCAACGTCTCCAGCCGGGCGGCATTATCATCATCGTAATGACCCGCTGGTCTACGAAAGACTTGGTTGGCAAGGTTCTCAAGAAACAGGGCGATGAACACGCAGACCAGTGGGAGGTCGTTGAGTTTCCAGCGATCATGCCTGAGTCAGACACACCGCTTTGGCCTGAATTCTGGAAGAAAGAAGAGCTTCTGTCTGTCAAGGCGTCGCTGCCGATTAGCAAGTGGAACAGCCAGTGGATGCAGAACCCCACGGCAGAGGCTGGCTCTATCGTAAAGCGCGAATGGTGGCGTCGGTGGGAGTATGAGCATGTGCCTGCTTATGAGTATGTAATTCAGTCTTACGACACCGCCTTCAGCAAGAAAGAAACCGCCGACTATAGTGCCATCACCACTTGGGCTATTTTTACGCCGCCAAACAGTGACGCTGAGCAGATCATATTGCTAGACGCAAAGCGTGTGCGATTGGACTTTCCTGAGCTTAAAAAGCTTGCCTACGAAGAGTACAAATACTGGGAGCCTGACTGCGTTTTGATAGAAGCCAAGGCTTCAGGCACGCCGCTCACCCAAGAGTTGCGTCGCATGGGAATACCTGTTACCGCCTATACACCAAGCCGAGGTCAAGATAAGATTGCGCGGATGAATAGTGTTGCCCCGATATTTGAGTCGGGCATGGTGTGGGCACCAGACGAGGTCTTTGCCGACGAGGTCATAGAAGAGATGGCCTCGTTTCCATTTGGCGAGCACGATGACTATTGCGACAGCTCAACGATGGCGTTGATGCGTTTTAGGCAAGGCGGCTTCTTGGCCTTGGATAATGACTATCCTGAAGAGGCGGATTTTTTGAGGCGTGACAGACAGGTATATTACTAATGGCTATTGAAAAAAGCGGTTTAGGTACAGAAGACAATCCTGACGTTATGCCGATGGGCAACGCCATCGAGGTCGAGCCTGAGATGACCCTGAACGACGAGATCCGCAACGCCGCTGAGATATTGGTTACAGAAGAAGCCATCCTGATTGACGATGAAATCGATGCGCCAGAAGAGATGCCCATTGAAGCTGGCTTCAACGAAAACCTTGTAAACCTAATATCGGATAGCGATCTTTCAAAGCTCGCCAGCGAAATTATTGACTCAGTCAAGTCTGACAAAGAAAGCCGCTCAGAGTGGGAGAAGACCTACAAAGACGGGCTAAAGTATCTGGGCATGAAGTTTGATGACTCCAGAAGCCAGCCCTTTGAAGGCTCTTCTGGCGTGATCCACCCAATACTGGCCGAGTCTGTCACTCAGTTTCAGGCGCAGGCGTACAAGGAATTATTGCCAGCCAAAGGCCCAGTAAAGACTGAGGTGATTGGAAACCGCAACGCCGAGTCTGAGATGCAGGCTGAGCGCGTTCAAGACTTCATGAATTACTACATCATGAACATCATGCAAGAGTACGATCCTGAGTTGGATATGCTGTTGTTTTATTTGCCGCTGGCAGGCTCTGCATTTAAGAAGGTCTATTTTGACACTGGCGTAAGCCGCGCTATGAGCAAGTTTATCGCTCCAGAAGACTTGGTTGTGCCTTACGAGTCTACCGATTTGTTCACGGCTGAGCGTGTAACTCACGTTATTAGCATGAGCCGAAACGAGATCAAGAAGCAGCAGCTCAACGGTTTTTATGCAGATGTTGAGCTAAAAGGCGGCAGCGTTGCTGTAAATCGCAGCGAGATTGAAGAAGAAATTGATGAGATTGAGGGCATGGAGCCTGCCTATCAGGAAGACCGTGACCGCTCTGTTTTTGAAACCCACACGATACTAGACCTGCCCGGCTTTGAAGACGTAGGCGAAGACGGTGAGCCTACAGGACTCAAGCTGCCTTACATCGTGACCGTCGATGAAAGCAGCCGCAAAGTTTTGCGTATCTCCCGAAACTATGTAGAGGGTGATCCGCTCAAGAGTAAGATTAACTTCTTTGTTCAGTACAAATTCTTGCCCGGCTTGGGCTTCTACGGACTAGGCCTAAGCCACATGATTGGCGGCATCTCAAAGTCAGCCACGTCTATCCTGCGCCAGCTTATTGACGCAGGCACCTTGGCTAACCTGCCAGCAGGTTTCAAGGCTCGCGGTATGCGTATTCGTGACGAGGACAGCCCATTACAGCCGGGCGAGTTCCGCGACATCGATACCACTGGTGCGTCATTGCGCGAGAACCTGATACCGCTGCCGATCAAAGAACCTTCTAACGTGCTCATGCAGCTACTAGGGCTGCTTGTAGAGTCTGGTAAGCGGTTTGCCTCCATCGCTGACACAAACGTAGGTGATGTCAATCAAGCCATGCCTGTAGGCACTACGGTGGCTTTGTTGGAACGTGGCACCAAGGTTATGAGCGCAATCCACAAGCGATTGCATTACAGCCAAAGGTTAGAGTTTCAACTTCTGGCAAAGGTCTTTTCTGAGTATCTGCCCCAAAGCTACCCGTATATGTCAAAGAATGGCCCACAAGAGATTATGGGTCAGGACTTTGATGGTCGAGTGGACGTAATACCTGTATCTGATCCCAACATATTTAGCCAAAGCCAGCGCATTACTATGGCTCAAGAGCTGTTGCAGATGGTGCAGTCTAACCCTCAGATACACGGGCCAAACGGCATATACGAGGCTTACAGGCGTATGTACGCGGCATTGGGTGTAAACGACATTGACAGCTTGTTGACGCCTCCACCGCCTCCACAGCCGCCTATGCCAATTGATGCTGGCATCGAGAACTCAGGCTTTTTGATGGGCCAGCCTGCTCAGGCGTTTGAACAGCAAAACCATCAGGCGCACATCGACGCTCACAGGTCGTTGTTCCTGACCGATGTGGTAAAGCAGAACCCTCAGCTACAAGGCATGATCATCGGTCACATGATGCAGCATTTACAGTTCATGGCTGGGCAGATGGTTCAAAACCAGTTACCGCCAGAGGTGCAGCAGCAGATGCAGGAGGTGCAACAGGCTCAGCAATCGGGTCAGGTTCCGCCTGATCAGTTGCAGCAGATGAGCAGTCAAATGCAGATGGCTATCGAAAAGTTTTCTTCTCCAGTCTTGGCTCAGCTTACCCAAGAGCTGCTTGAGTCAATCGGTCAGGGTGATGAGACTGATCCGCTCGTGCAGATTCGTGAGCAAGAGTTGGCGCTTAAAGAAAAAGAAATTGATGCTGATAATCAGCAGTTTGAGTCGAAGCAGCAACAGCGGCTTCAAGAAAAACTATTGGAAAATGAGATTGCGAAACAACGGCTAGGCGTCCAGAAAGACGTAGCTGACGATAAGCTCGATGTGGCTATCCGCCGCCTTGATCAACAGGCGGAGCTAAAGCTGCTCGACATGCAAAACAAAAATATGGGAGGCCGATAATGGCAACAGTTACTTCATCTACTAGCTATGTGCGTGATCGCGTAGACGGGTTACGCAAGCAAAAACAATTGATGCGCGAGGTTGAGCAAGCCTTAGCAGCAAAGCAAGCGGCTGAGAAAGAAGAAAAAAAGCGCCTGAGTGATCACAGAATTGCTACTAAGCTGGCTCGAATAAACGGTACTGACGCTCCTGCGCCAATAGAAGCCCCTGCGCCAGTAGAAGCGCCAGCGCCAGTCGTTGAAAGCACTCCAGCTCCAAAAGTAGAAGAGGCTCCAGCGAAGCCAAAGAAGGTTACGGCTAAAAAAACACCCAAGCCAAAGAAAGCGCCTGCAAAGAAAACCACTCCAAAAGGGACTAAGAAATGAAAATCAAAGATATGAGCCGAGTTGAGAAGGTTGATTCTCCAAAGGAAAACATCAAATCTGGCCCTACATCGCCAGAGCTGATTCGCCGCACTATGGGCGGCAAGATCAAAGTCATCAAGGCCCGTGGAGCTGGCGCGGCAACTCGTGGGTTTGATTTTCACGAGAAAGTTTAGTGGATGATATTGACCTTGGATCGCGCCTGAAAAGAGTCATGGCTGAGCGGAGAGAGCTTATACGCGAGGTCATGATGGAAGGTATGTTAAAAGATATAGAACATTATAAAAGTTTGCAGGGCGAGTTAACTGTTATAAACTTGGTCGAGGAAACCATCAAAGAGTTCTATAAGGAAATCTAAATTGACTACGCCTACGACTGAAGCCGCTTACGTTACAAACGAAGAGCGTGTTCTCGACCCAACCCTGCTTGATAAATCCGCGCTGGAGCGGATGCCAGACCCATCGGGCTGGAGGATGCTAGTTTTGCCTTACAAGGGTAAGGCTCAGACAGATGGCGGCATCCATCTCTTAAAAGAAACCATAGACCGAGATGCGCTTGCCACGGTTGTGGCTTACGTTGTCAAGATGGGGCCGCTTTGTTATGCCGACACCGAAAAGTTTGGCGACACACCTTGGTGCAAAGAAAGACAGTGGGTTCTGATTGGCCGTTATTCAGGCGCTCGTTTCAAGCTGGAAGACGGTGGAGAGGTCAGAATGATCAATGACGATGAAGTTATTGGCACCATCCTTAACCCTGATGACATAGTGAGTTTCACATGATTGAGAATCAAAACGCAGAGCAAGAAGTCTTTGAAGAAGAGCAGGTTGAGATTGAGGTCACAGAAGACGTTGTAGAGTCTGAGGATTCTGGTGACGAGCTTGAGAACTACACCAAGTCAGTTTCCAAGCGCATCAACAAGCTAAACCAAAAGAATCGAGAGGCGGAGCAAAGGGCGCAGCAATTAGAACAGATTGCGCTGCAAAAAGAGGCCGAGCTTCAGCAGTATCGGCAGTATAGCGCCCAGCAATCAAACGCGGTTTTAGCCAAAGAAGAAGAGGCTTTGGTGTCTAAAGAGGCCCAGATTGATGACGTTTATCGCAAGGCCGTTGAGTCTGGCGATGCCGACCTGATCACCAAGGCCAACAAACTTCAGAACGACATTTCTATTCAGAAAGAAAAGCTTCGAGTAGCCAAGAACAGGCAGCAACAGCAAGCCGCCCAGCAAGAGCAGTATGTCTCTCAGGGCAATGAGCGCGTTGTGCAGCAGCAAGAGTCTCAGCAAGCCGAGCAAGAGGTTCAGCCCACCGAAGACGCCTTAGAGTGGCATTCTCGAAACGAGTGGTATGGCGACAGCGAAAACGAAGACAACCTAAAGGCTACGCAGTACGCCTATTACGTTCACTACAACCTAGCCAATGAAGGCTTTGACGTAGGCTCAGATGAGTATTATCAAGAATTGGACAGCCGTGTCGGTACGGTTTATCCTCACACAAGATCCGCTAATGGTGGGTCGAAGACCGTTAGAAGTGAAAAGCAACCCGCCGTGCAAAGAGTTGCTTCAGCCCCTCAAGGGGGTCGGTCACAAACACGAGGCAATAAGAATGGCGTAAGCTTTTCTAAGTCAGAACTAGAGCGACTCA